CGCCAAGCTCCGGTCGACAAGCGACCTAGGGATGCTTTCTAAGATTCTTGTTGCAGAGCAGTCTGGGCGAAACGATGAAAACGAATGCCGCGCAGAGGCGGTAGATGTAATCGTTGCTCGGATTAAAGCTGTCCAAGACAACCAGAAGAAAGCTAGCGAGCGGTCTGGCCCCACTGCGGAAGAGCTCGCTGAAGTTACCAGCGCAACGTAGTGCCTAGAAAGTCAATGAGCCTGAAGCGCTCCCGAGAAATCGCGGAGCGCCTCACAACCACTGAAAAGTTCAAAGACTTCCCCTGGTTTTGTGAAAACTACCTAAGGGTCCTTAACCGTCCAGAGACCTCAATGCACGGCAAGGTCGGGGTGACGGTTCCGTTAAAGCTCAATCCAATTCAGTTGGATTTTTATGAGCGCTTAATGTCTGCTCGCAAGGCGGGCAAGCCTGGTCGTTTTATTGTTCTTAAGGCGCGGCGAATGGGCTTGAGCACAGTGACCCAGGCGCTGGCATTTCATCAGTGCCTGACAAATAGGGACCGTAGGGCTTTTGTTACGGCGGTAGATCGAATCACAACCAACAACGTCTTCTTGATGGCAAAGAAGATGTACGACAACCTCCCGAGCAAAGGCGCTGACGGGGGCAAGCCCAAGAAGTATGAGAACCCTGAAGAGTTGCTCGAGGCCTTAGATGAAAAGTCTGAGGTTCAAGACCTTCGGCCAGAGCTCCGTCGAAACAACGACAACGAGCTTTGGATGACTCATCCGCTAGACGAGACTGCTGGATTGAACTCAAGGTTTGAGGTGTCAGTCGCTGATGCAGTGCATTCGACTCGAGGTTTTGAGATTCACTACTTTCACGGCTCAGAGATTGCTTTCTGGAGCGATCCAGAGACTTTCATGCTCGGTCTTATGCAGACCATCTCAGACGACCCAGAGACGCTGGTTGTTCTTGAGTCGACTGCAAACGGAACTGGTGGTTATTTCCACCGGGAGTTCTGGAAGGCGTGGAAGGGAGAAGACTCTCGGGGCAATAAGGTTGAAAGCGACTGGGAAGCGATCTTCTACCCGTGGCATTCAATGCCCAACTACGCAAGGAGTCTTCCGGAGGGCGTTTCTGCCTCTGACTTACTAGAGCGCTTTGATGAAGACTTAATGGGGATGATTCAAGAGTACGACCTGTCTCCAGAGCAGGCGTACTGGGCTTACAAGACGTGGATGGATAAGTGCCAGGGGGACTGGAACTTATTTAAGCAGGAGTACCCAGGAAAACCTGAAGAGGCCTTTGCCTTTTCCGCAAGCCGAGTATTTGAGGAGCCTGCCCTTGCTGCTGTTGAGTCAGCAGGAACAAAGAGGCCAATCTTTGTTGGTTCGATTGTGGACTCTTCAGACAAGGCATCGCCTGAAAAAAGAGTAAATCTAGCTGGTTACATGGAGCCAGAGTTGTCTGGGAAACTAGAGAGCCAGTCAGAGTCCCTTTGGGTCTGGGCGTATCCGGAAGACGGCGTTGACTACATTGTTGCTGTTGACCCGGCGTCTGGACGGTCCTCTGGGGACTACACGGCAATTCAGGTCATTAGGTCTGACACTAGAGAGCAGGTTGCTGAAGTTCAAGCAAAGATGGAGGCGCTTCAAACATCTGAAATTGCTGTGCTTTTGTGTATTTACTACAATGAAGCTCTGCTGTCTTGGGAGATCAACGGAGTTGGCCATGCGGTATCGCTTGGAATTATGCAGACCGAGTACTGGAACCTCTATCAAAGAGAAAACATTGAGTCAGTAAACTTTGACGCTCGTTACGGATGGACTACAACTGTCGCTAGTAAGCCAGTGATGGTTCACGTTGGGATCGACATCATCAACTCAAGAATGCCTGTTATTCGTAGCGAGCGGCTAATGCGTGAAATGCGGATGTTCATGGAGCTGACAAGAAAAACTACGAGCTCTGTTGCACTTGTCGCTGGGGATGAGATGCACAAGCGGGTAAAAGTAGGAGCCCCGCCTGGAGAGCATGACGATTTAGTTATGTCTTGGCTACAGGCGCAGGCAGTGTGCGATATTGAGTATGGTTCGGTAAGTCGTGGAGATCCAAAAAAGAATGACTCTCCTCCTCCGAACGGGATGTCTTGGCTCGAGGATGAAGATGACTTCTACGTTGAGCGGAAGTCTTCAATAGGTTCAGGGTGGTTGTGATGGCAAAGTTTGACCCAACAAATGTTTCAATCAAGCCAGCCGATGCGGGGAAGATCCTAGATAAGGTCATCACCGCAGAGTCGATTATTAGGAAAGCCCACTTTGACGACTGGCGTCGGCTGATGGACGCTCACCGAATGGGCGTTGAAAAGTCCAATGGTCAGCGGGGACTGGCCCTGATCTCGTCGTCAATCGACGCCCTAAGGCCGCATATCTTTCATAACGACCCTTCGCTCTATGCAAGGCCCAGGAAGTCTAGCGACTTAGAAGAAAACAAGGTGAAGGCAAAGGTTGCCCAGGCAGCCCTTGTGTACGAGTGGGAAGAGGGCGGATTTAACAACGAGTGCCGAAAGGTCCTTGATGACTCGCTTATTCTTTCGGCGGGTATTGGGAGGATCACCTATCAGCCAGCGGGCGTCTTTGTTCCTGTCGAAGATTACGACCGTGACCTCGATGAGGACGAGTACGAAGACGGCGACGATGAAATGAAGACCATTAGGGATCGCCTAGAAGCTCTAGGGATTCCCGCAGACAGGCCCACGGCCCACGCAACTCTAGTCCGAGTTTCTCCGTTTAACTTTGTCTTTCCTCCTGGGTACGACGAAATCCACAAGATGCCGTGGGTCGCTGTCCGACACCTTATTCACATTGATGAAATTAAAAACGACCCTAGGTTTGCTCAGACTAAGCACCTGTCCGCTGACAAGGTGAAGTCTTTGGATGAGTTGAACGAGAGCTCGATTGGCAATGTGTGGAGCAAGGAAGAGGCCGAGCACGTTGAGGTCTACGAGGTCTGGTATCACGCTTGGGCTAGCCGCATTGTTCGGGTTGACGGAAAAAGGAAGCGCCGTCGCGTTAAAGAGATGCGGGTTCTTTGGATGTGCCAGCAGCCAAACAAAGACGCTACTGGGCCAACCGTCTTAAAGCACGCCTTGTCCCCTCTAGACATGGAGGGCTACCCGTTTGTTGATTTGCGGTTTGAGAAGGTCAACGACCAGTTCTACGGGATTTCTCTGGTTCACAAGATGCTTCCCATTACAGAGAAGCTCCAGAGGCTCCTTGATGGCGCGGTAGACGGCCTTGAGGCAAGCATGGCGCTCAAGACTGTGTACAAAGACGGCATCTTCGACAAGCAAGCTAAAGCAGCCTTAGCGTCAAAGATGCCCCAGATGGTTGCTGCAAAGAGCAAGAACGTCTCGGCGGATGTTCGGAACCTTGTGATGCCTGCCTTTCCGCAGGAGTTTCTCGGGACCTACAACATTTTGCGCGGGGTCCTTAATGAGGTTGGTGCGGGGGACGAGGCTATGCGCGGCGGGCGGAGCTCAGCAAAGTCGGCCACTGAGGTTTCGTACCGAGCTGCTATGCATGCTGGTCGCTCGGAGTCAAAGCTTCGGATTTTTGAGAAGTTTGTTCAGACCATCGCTCGGAAGACTTTGCAGGTTATGCAGCAGTTTTACGATGCAGATCGGTGGGTTAGGATTACCGGGGAGGATGACCCTGTTACCTACAATCGCAACGACATTCGAGGAGAGTTCGATGTTGGCGTCCATGCGGGAAGCATGAAGCCCGTTGGTCCGGAGGCTGAGCGGCAAGCTTATATTGGGTTTATGAACGCCCTCGCGTCTGCTGCTCAGGCCCTTACTGTTGCTCAGGTCCCGCCAGAAGCGGTCGCAGTCTTCTACAACAAGGCCCTAGCGCTTTGGGAGCAGGACAGCCCTGAGCTCCGAGATAGCTTTGCTCAGTTGTTTGGAGCTGCTGCATCTCAGGCGGCTGGCCCGGTTGGCCAAGCTGCGCCAGGTGGTGGTATGGAGATGGCACCAGAAGAGTCTATCGCTGCTGGAGCAGCGGTTAACCCGGCAACAGGAGAGCCGCTAACGATGCCCGCAGGAAGCCAGGGCGGGTTTAGCCCGCCGCCTGGTGTGCCGATCTTTTAACAGGAGGTAAGGAAGGATGCCGATTTACACGCTTAAGTGCATTAGATGTGAACACGTTCAGGAGCAGGGTTTTACTGTTTCTGGTTTTCTAGCCCAGACCCAGCAAGGGTTTCGCTTTCTTAGTTGTGGTCGCTGCAAGCGCAAAGGAGTGCTTGAGCACGACTTTATTGCCGACGTCAGGACTCAAGTTATCCACAATGACGAGTACACGTTTGGGGAAAACGCTCCCGAAGAGGGGCTAGTGAACAAGACGGTAACTAAGTCTGAAGCCAAGGCTATTCTTAAAAAGCACGGCCTTGTTGAAGCGGGCAAGCTTCCAAAGCGAGAGTCTACTGCTCATGTGCGTAGGTATACTCAGAAAGACATTGAGGCTCGTTGGGCCGAAAAGTCAAAAGCATCCGATAACTCTACTGAAAACGATAAAGTAGCCGTTGACACCAAGGGAGGTGCAGGGGATACGATTGTCGCAGATACTTGGGTTGGGCTTAAGTCCCAAGCTAAGTCGTTGGGGATTAAGGTCCCTAATACAACCAAGAGGCCCGAACTTGAGCGATTAGTTCGGGATCACCTTTCACTTTAATCGCAGCATGGAGATTCCGTGAATCCAGAGCTTGGCAACGATAACTCTGAAGTTTCTGCGGAGTCCGGAGAACTCGACAACCTTTCGGCGGCCACCGATGGGATCGACTCTCAGGGCGAAGTAGCAGCAACAGAGACCGATGGCTCGAGCGATGGTGAAGACGGTTCTGGTTCGTTTTGGTCTGGCAACCCGCTTGACCTAGAGCCTGAGAACCTCGCCATTTATCGAGAGATGCAATCCGGTCTTACAAAAAAGACCCAGGAGCTTGCTGATTTTAAGCGAGATCTTGAGTCTGACCGAAATGCGCTGCAGCAGCAGCAAGCCCAACTCCAACAGGCTTTCCTGGCCTTACAGGCACAACAGGGAAACCAAAGGCTAAATGGAGCCGACAATGCACCGCAGGAGACTGAGGTAAGCGTTGATGAACTGAGGAATCGGTTCACCGAAAGAGCAAAAAACGGAGACGGGTTTGGTGCGCTACTTGAAGTAATGGACGCTCGACTCAAAGCAGGCGGAGGCTCTTCGGAGCGCGAGCTTGCTTTGATGCAGGAGATCGAGGCACTCAGGGGTCAGGTCCACTCGGTTGCAGAGACGTTCGCACCACATCGCGAGGCTAGTCGAATCAACTCTATTTTTGAGGAGATGAAGGCTGGCCAGTACCGGGAGTTTACGGACGACCGGGTTCGCGGGAAGATGCGTGACATCTTGGACTCTGACGACCCAACTATCACCAGTCTTCTCTCGTCGGGGACTGAGGATGCGTATCGCGCAGCCTTGTCTTTGGCGGGAGAGCGAGCCATTAGGTCGGTCAATGAGGGCCGGCTTATTAACAATGCCAAGAGAAGGGCTGAAGCAGCTCCCCCGGCAAATGCTCAATCTGGAACGTCCTCATCGCCTGTAGGCTCAACCGCGACAATGTCGATGGATGAGATCCTAGATGCGGTACTGGGACAAAACGCAGATTTGGGTGGCCGGTTGGGCTAGCCCTAACTATGTGAGGAAATAATGGGCGCTCCGTTTTCAACTACACTTTCCGACTACACGAAGGCGTTTACGCTGACGTGGGGTGCGTCGTGGGAGAAGCTTGTATGGCTTATCCTCGAGCAGTCGCCGCTTCTGTATCTCATGTACAAGAAGGGTGCGATTCATCTTGAGGCGGCTCCGCATGCGCGGATCCCCTTCGCACACGCCGAAAACCCGAACGTGCAGACCTACCAGGGTACGCAGGTTCTCAACACCGCTGACAGCGAGTTTGCCAAGCCGTTCATTTGGGACGAGTGGGGCCAGATTTCCTGCCAGTCCGTTGTCGCTTGCGACAAGGTTGACCTGAACGCAAACGCAAAGCGCCAGATTGGCAAGCTCCTTGATGCGGAGCTTACCCAGTGCGCTATTACGATGCGTAACTACATCGAGGAGCAGCTTCACACCGCCAAGAGTGTGAACGGCGACATTGATGGTCTTCGCGGAATGA